TAGTTTTTTCTTATGTCAAGTTTTTGCTTTATTCTCCATTTCTATTTCTTGAAATTCACTATACAACCAGGTGTAATTTTCCCGTGTAATTGATTCCAGGTAACAGAATCAATCAAATCCATAAGCTGTTCATCATGTTTTCTTTTGAAATCCGAAAGGTATTGAATTTTTTCAATAGCATCATCATAAGTTTTTTCAAAACCGTTTTTATTTAAATAATGGCCTCCATCCTCGTGAATGATTGCCAATAAATTATTCATTTTCTCCATTGTATTTAGCCCTTCCGCATACCAAGGCTTTCAATAACTTCATTTACTTCTTCAGTAGTGTGATTCATAATCCAAATTTGATATTCAAGGCCTTTAATCAATTCATGGACATCACTATACATAACTACATTGCCTTCATCATGTTGCTGAAGGTTGCCATAATCATTCACTATGTACCGCTTTATCTGTTTTAACTTCATCCTTCCTACTCCCAACGTGAAGGTGCATCAGGGTCTTGTATAGGGTTAACCTTGACCCGCCCGTAAAATGTGCAAATCCGATTCATTTCAAGATTAAATGCTTGTGACCATTCAAGGGTCCGTCTATTATAGTGTTTATTTGCAAAAGCGACTGCGTATGGAATAGCGTCATTACAATGGTCTACATATTTCTGATTATATTTCGCTCGCATCAGTTTCCTCATTTTCAAGGTTATCAAGCCGGGCCTCGTATTCTTCAAGCCAGTCCAGAAATAAATAAAATATTCTCCGTATTTCTCTTACTTGTTCTTCTCCATCTGAATCAACCAGGCATTCGATTTTATTTGCAAGTACATATCTATCTGATTTTGTCATTGCTCACTCTCCATTCTGTAATTCCTTAAGAAAAGTATCATACTTTTCCACAATTTTATCCCAGTCAAAAATAAATTTTCTTATCATAAATAAAATGTATTTATCATGCTTGGTTTCATCTGATTCTACTTCTCTTGATCTTTCGTATAATGAAATTAACATTCTATTAAAAAATGGATCTGAATCCATTAGTTGATCAATTGTCTTAAAGAGAATCGATCGAGCAGCTTCGATTTCTCGATCCTGAAATGTTATTTCATCTGATTCACACAGTGTAATGTAATTTCTGAGATTCATTAATACATTAGACGTTTCAGGTTTTGGTGCTAGTTCTTTCATTCTTCTCTATCCTTTTCTTTATAGTCATGCCTGACTGAATCTTATAAATCGAACTTCTTCAGGAAGTTTTTTTAAATCAACCATGAAACCGTATCTTTGTTCATTTTCAAATTCGACATAACCTTCCTCTACAAGTATCATTTCCCCTTGCACATCATCATCTTCTGGAAATTCATGGCCAAAAAACTCTTCTACTTCTTCTGGCGGATCAATCTCCGATTTATGACATACATCAACAATTTCCTTGAACCTGTACCACTTCTCAGTTTTGTCTGCGTAAAAATCAACATATAGTTCTATTGACATTTGTTTTCTCCATTTTAAAATAGTTCCGCTTCGATTTCTCGTTGCGCCTGAGTCTGGCTTGTGATTACATGCGCCTTGCTACTGTTGATTTTATCAACTCGAAAAACAGCTTTTGCCATCGCGTCAATTCCATCATCATGCCGCCCCTTTGGCCATTCCTCAAGCTGGTCAAAGAATGTATTCGTGCCATCGTACTTGTGATAAAGCCAAGGGCCACGCAGACAAGAAATATTTCCTGTCTCTGCTTTATTGGAAAGCAAATCAATATAGAATGCTTTCTCTTTCTGTGTCCGGTATGGGCCTCTTAAGTAATCTGAAAGCACTTCATTATAAAAACTTGTTGCTAATTTACCTCCAAAGCCACCCTCTTCTTCCCATTCCTGTTTGACTTGCCCATACTTCTCCTGATCCTGCTTTGCTGTCCGTAAAACCAGCTCCTCAACCTTCTTAGGAGTTGATCTTAGAAAGATAAGATCTACCAAGTAATAATGACCGTATACCTTATATACTAATGCCCCTGCGGTATAATCCGGGTCGTTATGCTTGCTCTTATTTTCCTCAGTTCCCGCAAAGTCCCAAAAGCGAAGAAAAGAGCCAGATACATCAATAGGAAAATCATCGACAATTGGAAACCATGCTCGATCAATAATATTTCCTCCTTTGGGTTTTGGGCGTTGCTGAAAAAGTGAGTTCCAGTTATATTTATTTTTTTGAAATTGCTCTAAAAACCAA